CAACATAATCCGCATCGATAACACCCTCACCATTTACTAGAGTTAGGCCTTGCTTATAAGAAATGCCTGACCTAGGATGAATACGAACCGAAAAGTCTTCTGGAATATCCAGAATCAAACCAGTCGGAACTAAAACTCTTTCGTGTGGGCCGATATAGATATTGCCATTTTTCATCCCGCGCGTGAAGGGTGAATTGAAATTATTATAACCCTTAAACTCACTCTTACCATATGTCTGGCAGGCGATATCGAAACATGCGGCCTGCTTTGTTAGAAACGTCGGTAGAGATACCGAAGGATGTGTCTTGTAAATGCTCAATCTATTCATAATATTCTCCATTATATTGTTATGAAATTTCTTCCCAGTCCATAGAACCTAGAACTGTATCGTTTATGCCGGCGCCGGCAACTGCAAGAACTATTGTAGTATTTGTTCCATTAAAAGTATTTCTCTCAAGTTGGTGTCTGAATATGTCGTTACCGAGAATACCTTGAGCAACTGAACCTTGATTGTTCACTGCTTGATATGCTGTCACATAACTTCTACCGCCAGTCATCGATGTTCCAGTAAGATTATACTGAACAGCACTGTTTGCCGAGTCGGCGTTAACCCATGTGCCGCCGACCACATTTGCACCAGAAACAAGTTTGTAAGAAATCTTCGAACCATTGCCAGTTAAACCCAACACACAAATGTTCTTTGGTAGAACAATAGAATCGGGTCTATCGCCTCTAATTCTAAGAGCAACGACAGGATAGAATGTTCCAGCAGTTGCTAATGTATAAGATGTATTTGGTAAATGACCAATCGAATATTGATCACCTCGCAATTCATAACCACCTTCCGAAATAACAGAAGAACAAATAGCTTTCATTGTGCTAGAATTGGCAACAGCCGATGTGTTTTCGATCTCAAATCTCAAAGGTAGACATGCAGTTGTCATGTATGTTGAAGTGATAAGATTTGAATGATGGAATGAATGACAGTGTATCAATTGACCATTAATAACAAATCCACATCTAACAGTACCAACACCTAACCATTCGATATCGCCCCAGAAGATATGCGCTTTGGTAATATCGAGTGTGAGTAAAGATGAACCAGTGCCATCAAGTTTGTCTATATTCCACTGTGATTGTGGAATTCTTTCTTCTAAGATAACACCAGAAGACTTAGAACGAATAACAAAAGATAGAGTGTTACCATCAAGCTCTAAGTATATTCCATTATCAGAACCAAAATATCCATTTCTCTGTCTCAATCCAGTTTGACCTGGAGCAAACACAAATGTCTGTAAGAAATGCAATGATTTACCTGGCTGATACGCGAAGACTTTACTTGTCTCTCTGTAAACATAGTTGCCGCTTGATGTACTAACATTCATAGATATACAGGCTGAGTTTACATCATATGTATATGCACTTCCGCTGGCCGAATTAGCTGTATTCCATTTGTCATTTTCTCTATAGCGATGAAATGAATCGAATAATGTAATTGGTTGTGATATTCTGGAACGACCAAAACCATCAACTGCTACTCCAGATGGATTGGCTGGACCTACCAGATTGCCGTATTGATCTGCAAGCATAACCACTTCGAAAATCGTAGTTTCTTGCGGTAAATATGTATGCGTGTCTTTACGAAACTGTGCCATGATTTATTCTTCCTTGCGCTTTTTTCCTATGTTATATTTGGCGACAAGTGTCCATTCGGCTTTTTCTTTATGAGAGATAATCTTGATTTGAGACAGGGGCGCCACAAGCACTGCACTTTTATTAGGATTAACTAGATCACAAAGATTCCATTCATGCAAAAGATTAGCAATCGTATTTCTACGTGCTTTATCTTCATCATCAAAATCTGACTTCTTACCATCAAGTAAGAATAGCTCTTTGAAATGTACAATATAATACTTACCCTGCTTATGTAGAATATGGCAGGATTGATATAATGTCTTTTCCTTTTTAGATGCTACACCGATACGAGAAAGAGTTTCTTTTACTTTCAGAAAATCGTCCGGTTCATTTAGCACCACCTGTATTAGTTCTTCTAGGTTTAGCATTCAGACCACCTTTATTCAAATTCTTTTTGATCTTGTCGAGCTGGTCATCGTTTAGAACCGTTAACGCCTCTTTGGCCTTTTCATTGGAGTAATTATAAAACTCTTTGACGGCTTCGAGATTTTCAGTATCGTCTCTCTTTTGCCATTTCTGAAAAGGTCTTTTATATGACCTTACAGTATTTATAAGGTAGTGGTATTGAAGTAGCCCGTCAGACGAAGGCATCATATTCATCTGGTTAGCCGCCATTATCATATCAAGATGATAGGAGATGGAACGATTAACGACGAACGGGACATAATCCCGCTCGTTTTCGGCAGTCACCACTATCTTCTTTGTCTGCTGAATAGACGGTATGATATCTTTGAATAGGTCAGACATACTCACAATCCACCATCAACTCAGTCAGACATGCGACCAAGTTAATCTCTTGGTCAGCTACGAATGCAGCTTGATATTGATACTTTGAGATAGTTACAACGGCCTGAGGAATAGACTCAGGCTTAAAGTACTCATACAAGCTGTCATATACCTTGCGATAGATACGTGCAGGTTCAATATCAGAATTAGATACACACCACTTACGCATATCACCGAAGTTCTTCTCCTTCAGGTGCTTAACAAGATCCGCAATCTTTCTAACGTCGGATAACTGAGTGACAATGCCAGCATCAAGATTACCGCTACCAGAAAAACGCTGTAGCTCATTAAGAGTACGTCGATAGTCGGGGAAATACTTTTCGATAATTTTCGCAAGAACGGTCTTATCATATATCACACTCTCTTGTGTTAGTATATTCTCCATGCGCTTCATCAACTGCATTGCCATTTTAGCTTTCTCATCATTCTTAAGAGAGAAGTCGATAACAGAACAGCGCGAGTGGATAGCATCAATCAGCTTAGACTTGAAGTTACAAGTGAAGATGAATGTACAGTTGTTAGAAAACTCTTCGATAGCACCACGCATAGCAGCTTGGGCATCTGGAGTCATATAGTCTGCTTCGTCTAGAATGATGACCTTCTTACCACCAGTCAGAGATACAGTAGAAGCATAACCACGAATAGTGGTTCGAAGCACATCAATACCACGATTTTCAGAAGCGTTGATATAGAGATGGTTAATTCCAATTTCATCACACATTGCTTTCGCTACGGTTGTCTTACCAACACCCGCAGAACCAGTCAACATGAGATTTGGAATTTCTTGCTTGTCTACATATTCTTGAAACGGCCTCTTCAGCCTGTCAGGAAGAATACAGTCACTTACCGTCGAAGGGCGGTATTTCTCGACCCATAGGAAGGATTCGTTCGTCAATTTCATTCACCATCTTTTGAATTAGGATTTTAGCACCTTCGCCGCCAAGCTGCTGTATATAGATCATCTTGGCGGTTACCATCATGTTAGAAGCCAACATTAGCACATCTTCTACATTATCGCACATCATGATCTGCCTGTCAATAGGCTCCATGAGTTCTTCCATTCTAGCTATTGTGTCTTTTCGTGACATTACTTTCTCTTTCGCCATTGAATACCAAAACATAATGTTTGCATCTTACGATGAAACCAATTTGGTTCGTTACCTTTAGTAGGAATAAAGACAACAGCACCAGGGCCCGGACGATCTGCATCACCAAAAAGATAGCATTGCCAATCACTTCGGGGTAGTGGCTTATCTAATGTATATAATGCTGTGTTGAAAGTGACACTCGCAACATTTTGCGTCGGATAGTCCGGAGCCCTGTAGCTAAAGCCGACCATTACTTCATCACTGCATCATAGAATTCTTCGAACTGACGATTCTCTTCCTGCTCTTCAGAATAGTTAGCCTTGAAGTAGACTTTTGCCATGCGACGAATGATCTTCTTATCTACACCAGTCTTATCGTTAGCTTCAGCAAGAGCTTCCTTTTGGAAGTCCCTTTCTGCTGCGGCTCTAGTCATGCTGTCATTCATCTGACGCACAGCATTACGAAGGTCTGTCTTTTGAGTTTCGGTGAGAGAATTGATACTCACGAAAGGCTTATTGTGTCCGATACCAGCCATATTACTTTGTCTCCAATGCGATGAAATACTTAATCTTATCCTTAAGAATACCGCTTATCGCAGTAAACTTAGCAAATGCACCAAGCTGAACTTCAACATCATAATCACCGGGGATTAACTTGATGTTATCGACTTTAAATGATGCAATGAAATCTGCACCAGCATAGTCATTCAACTTGATGGATGCTGAGTTAGAAGTATCATTAGCCTTTTCATGTGTCTGCAAACGAATCTCTCCGTTCTTACCAACTACTGAAAGATGGGTAAGATTGTTCATTGCAGCAAGCTTGAGAAGCTTTGAAAGGATAGCGTTGGTGAGGGTGAAGCTAACATCAGTCTGCTTCAGCTTTAGTTCCTTATCAGGCGGTGAAGAGATAAGGCTTGCAGAACAAGAGTAATAGTTAAAAGCAATATCACCATCATTCATGATCACGGCCTTGTCGCTAAAGACAAGATCGGGATTGCTCAGTGTGCTGATATTACCCA